CACGCAACCATGCGGGTTTGCGGCTGTCCGCCAGTGCAGAACCCGAGTTAATGTTTCGGACACTAAAAAATTCGTAGTACGCAGGTACTACTTGGTGGAACATGGTGTTCCACGGGGTTAAAAGCCGGGCAAAGCCTGCTGTTGGCGGATGCCTACCTCGTGCCAGAGTTGGGACATTGAGGCGCAAGGGATGTCGATGGTTGTGCCTACCATGCTGACGCTGGCGATGAAGTAGGGGTCACGTTTGCCGTTGGGGTAGTAGACCTTGGCGCACCAGAGAGCGCCAGCAGGGTCACGCCATTGGGTGATGGTTTCGATAACGGGTTGCTTGGTGTTACGCATGGAAGTTTCTCCTTAGTTGGTGTGGTGGATGCGGGTGTAACGGGCCATTGCTTTGAGCATGACCTTTTGGGGAACGCAGTACTTGATCGCTACCGCCTTGGCCACCAAGGGCAAGTACATGGGTGAGATGTGCTTCAAGGTGGGGTGCAGTTCATGGACGATGCGCTTGGCATCACGGGTGACGAGGTTGTGCATGGAAGTTTCTCCAGTTAAGGTTTGGTTAGACAGGGGATGGAACAGCGGGCAGGGTCTGTCCCTGCGCCGCCGGGGAAATCCGTGGAACAGCGTGTTCCACCAATTACTTAGCGGCAACCGCTTCGAGTGCCTTCTTAGCTTCGGACAAGTTAGCGAACATGGCGAGGAAATCCTTGGCCGCTTGGCGTGCTTCGGCAGTCAGGCGCTGGGACTTGGCTGGCTTGGCCTTTGGCGTGTCGGCCGTGAACCAAACCATGACGTTACGCTTCCACGACATACGGGCGGCATCGTGCCTAGTCTCACGGGTTGACTCTGCGCCGGTGTAGAACACGGCCCGGCCTTCGCCGTCCCACGTGTAGTTGCACTTGTACTTGGCCGCATGGACGATGGCAAGCTCACCGAGGAACGTGGAACACGGTGTTCCACCAAGGGACTTCGCCGCCGCTTGCATGGCTTCGCCATAGGACTGGCCCGCATCAAGGAACTTGGCGTAGGCGGTGATGGCATCGGATTGGGTTTTGGTCAGTTTCGACATGGTGTTTTCTCCTATGGATTGATGAATGTCTGGTGGCCTTCCCACCGAGACAACTCTAGTTTACGGTTGCCCCTGTTTGATCGGTCTCGACACCCCATAGAACGGGTCAAAAAGGCCGCTTTTCGCCCCCCACCGTACCCCCATAGGCCCAATATTGACGTACAGTCACGCGCATAGTACAACACTGTTCCACAACCGCACACAGCACTTCTGTAATACTTACCTACACACATACCCCCCTACCAAAACTTTAATGCCCCGCCCCAATTTTTTAAAAAATTCCAGAATACCTCTGTCTAACTCTTGACACGGCCCAAATAAAAAAACCCCGCCGGTTTCCCAGCGGGGCTGAATGGGTCCCTTGACCCAAGGAGAAAGCAATGTGCAACCCTGTTGCGACAAAGCCCAAAGTAAGTATATACTTCGCCCATCGGGACTGCAACCCGCCAACCGTAAGGACAAATGCTGGACCACCTTCTCAACTTCGACCCCGAAGTACTCCCCACCGCCGAGGCACCGCCTATGGTGGAGAAGGCCACGCCTGCGCAGGCACTTAACGCCAAAATCGCTACGGCCGACTGGCTGAAAGAAATGGGCTCGCCTGACACTGATACCGTCGTGTCCGAGCTGGAGAAGGCCCATGCCCGGGAGACCTTCACTGCGCTGACCACAGGCGCACCAATCAAGGCACAGCACGATCTGGTCGCCACCATTGAGACCCCTGCGGCCGTCCGGCACCTGACCAGCATGCTCACCGCATACGACTGGGAGTTCGTCAATCAGGCCAAGGAGCTGCGCGGCTACGCGGTGGCCAAAATCTTGGAAGAGTGCGAAAGCCCGAACGCCAACATCCGGCTCAAAGCGCTGGGGCTGCTGGGCAAGGTCACAGAAATCGGGCTGTTCACTGACAAGGTGGAGATCAAGCAAACGGCCATGTCCGACGCCGAGGTCGAGCAGCGCATCAAGGACAAGCTCAACAAGTTCATGGGTGTGATTGACGTGATCGACGTCTCTACAACCCCGGACGACATCCCGGAAACACCGAATGAACCTGTCCAAGCTGACAACGCTGACCAAGCGTGAGTTGGAGTCGCTCGAAAGAGCGCTGCCGACGATGTCCCTCAAGGACAAAATGGAGCTGCTTGACGATTTGGAGCTGCGCGAGTCCCGCGCCCGGCTGGTTGCCGCCCAAGACAACATGCTGGGGTTCGCTTCAGCCGTCTATCCGGGGTTCAAAATCGGGCCGCACCACAGGAAACTGGCCAAAATCTTCACGGACGTGATTGAGGGACGCAAAAAGCGGGTCATCATCAACATCGCGCCGCGTATGGGCAAGTCTGAGTTCAGCTCTTACCTGTTTCCTGCCTATTTTTTAGGCAAGTACCCCAACAAGAAGATCATCATGGGCACCCACACGGCGGGTTTGTCCGAAGACTTCGGCCGTCGCATCCGAAATTTGCTCGACACCGAGGAGTACCGTGAGATTTTCCCTCAGACATTCGTGGCAGACGACCAAAAGGCTGCTGGTAAATGGTCTACAGGCGCTGGTGGTCAGTACTATGCTGCTGGTGTCGGCGGCGCTCTTGCTGGTCGTGGTGCTGATCTGTTCGTTATTGACGATCCCCACTCGGAGCAGGACGTTAAGACCAACTCACGGCTGGCTTTCGACACTGCGTGGTCTTGGTTCCAAACGGGCCCGCTCCAGCGACTGATGCCCGGGGGTGCGATCATCGTGATCATGACGCGCTGGTCCCTGCTGGACCTGACCGGACGCCTGATTGCCTACCAAGCCAAGAACCCAGAGGCCGAGCCGTGGGAGATCGTGGAGCTTCCGGCCATCTTGCACCAAGACACGGACAACGAGAAGTCACTCTGGCCCGAGCAGTGGCCGCTGGCCACCCTCAAGTCCACAAAAGCTGCGCTGGACCCCAAGTATTGGAACGCCCAGTACATGCAGCAGCCCACCGCAGAGAACTCGGCCATCGTGAGCCGCAGGATGTGGCGCATATGGGAGGGCGACGAGCCCCCACGCTGCGACTACGTCATCCAGAGCTGGGATACGGCGTTTGAGGTCAAGAACAACTCCGACTACAGCGCGTGCACCACGTGGGGGGTGTTCTACAACGAGGAAGAGAACGACACGCCACAGGTCATCTTGCTGGACGCGTTCAAAGACCGCATGACGTTCCCGGACCTCAAGGCCACTGCGCTCAAGCACTGGAAAGAGTGGGAGCCCGATGCGTTCATCGTGGAAAAGAAAGCGGCCGGTGCGCCGTTGATCCAAGAGTTGCGCAACATGGGCATACCGGTCCAAGAGTTCAGCCCCAGCCGTGGCAACGACAAGCTCGTGCGCCTGAACGCGGTTGCGGATTTGTTCAGTTCGGGTAAAGTCTGGGCACCTGACACGCGCTGGGCGCGGGAAGTGATCGAGGAGATGGCCGCGTTCCCCGTGGGAGAGCATGACGACTTCGTTGACACGACCACCCAAGCATTGCTGCGCTTCAGACAAGGCGGCTTCATCTCGCTGGACACGGACGAGAGAGACGACCGCATCTACCAAGCCCGCCGGGCTGCGTACTATTAAGGAAGATTTGACACATGGCCACCAACATCGACAAAGCGCTGTACCAGCAACCCACAGGCATTGCGGCAGCAGCCGAGGCCGAAGAACCCATCGAGATTGAGATCGTTGACCCCGAGTCCGTGACCATCGGCATGGGCGACATGGAGATCGAGCTGACCCCCGGCGAAGAGTCGGCCGAGGACTTTGCTGCCAACTTGGCCGAATTCATGGACGCAGGTGCCATGAGCACCATGGCCAGCGAGCTGTCCAGCGACATTGACAACGACCGCAACAGCCGCAAGGACTGGGAGAAGGCATACACCGAGGGCTTGAAGCTCTTGGGCCTGCAGATCGAGGAGCGCACCGAGCCGTGGAACGGCGCATCGGGCGTGTTCCACCCCATGATCACGGAAGCGG